AGGCTTGCCATATATTGCTTCCAGTTGTTTGTCCTCTGGGGTGCCGTCAAACGCGGTCACGTTCCCAGGGTACAGGTTAAGCGTTGCTCTGTCGTAGTCCACATAGTAGTAGTCAGCAACGCGAACAGTGTCTTCCATGAGCCATTGGCTCAAATTTTGGTCACCCACACCCAGTGTTTGCAAGGTGGTGATGGGCGCAGAGTCGGGGTACATCCGCGCGTATTCTTCTTTGGTGATGTCTTCAGTAACAAAACACCACTTGGCGTCTGCGCCAGTCGGGTCTTGGATTGTTGGATCCATGTAAACGCTGAATGAGTTGCGTACACGGCCAATCTTGATGTCTTGGTCAAACGTGTTTTCATCGCAGTATTCGGTCAGGATGCGGATGTAACCTTCGCCGTAGGAGACTTGGTTTTCACAGGCCGTGTCGTAAGCGACATCGGCGTCGGAGATGTATTCAATGTGCCTGACCATGCCGTTGAAGATGTCGGCGACTTCGATGTCTGCGTGGTCATCGGCAGGAATAACTTTGCCACTTGGGCGGTTTTGCCTTTGGTCATTGGTCACCTGCCTTACGTGCTGGGGCAACTTGTTAACTGTCAAACACGGTCTTGCGTTGATCGTCTGGCCTTGCACAGCGCCACGCGTTGCCAACACGTCTGCTGGCCACTGCCAGCGATTGTCGGGTGAGCCAGCGTAGAACTTTAAGTCGTCAATCTCATCTTCACGACTTTCAGACAACGCCCCAATCGCCATGTTGAGACGGTCGCGGGCGGTAGCCAAAATGCCAGATTCGGTCTTCTTGTCGCCACCGTTGGCCACAGCACCGGCTGCGGCGATGCCTGTGTAATCTGCCATTATTTTTTCTTCGCAGTCTTAGCTGAGTCTTTAAAATCTTTAGCCGTCGGCGCATTCTTGCTGCCAGGCTTGTTCATCTTCTCTTTAGAGCCAGCAGCAATACGTGCTTGCTTGGCGTGAATATTTGCGTAAAGTCCAGGTTTGGTAGCCATGATCAACACTTCCATCTTTTAAGAGCAGCTTTAGCGCGTTCGCCGTCTTTGGCGTTGGCCGCTACAGCGCCCATTCTTGCACAAAATGAATCCTTGCGCCCTTGATCTGCCTTGGTCTTAGGGTTGGGCGCTGGCGCTTTGAGGTTAGAACCCGTCGCCGCATTGTACTTCTCGCGTCCTTTGGCAGTCAAACCAGCACCCTTGGATGTAGGTAGCTTCTCGCCTCGGCCTACTGACAGTGATACTTTTTTTGTCATGCGCCCATCCATCCCGTAGAGACTGCGCTTTGAGAAGAAGCTCGCTTCATTGCAGGCTCCTTGTATTCTCTGTGCGCCACGGGGAAAGCAAAAGTTACTGCAAGTGCATCAGCTGCATCCGGTGAAGCTAAACCTCTTGCTCGCATCTCTTTCTTGCCTTCCAAAAATATAGTCCCTGAAGAATTTGGTTTCTTGGTTGGACCAGTGAAATCAGCCTTCAATTGCCGATCTGACGGGATACTAGCAGATTTCAGCCAGTTTCGCATCTCATTCCACATCTCTGCTCGCTTATTTCCAAACGCCTGCGAGTGCTTGGCCTTGCCTCCAAAATTAACACCTCGCACCTTGTAGCGCTGCTCTGTAAGACGGTCAAGAATGCCATACCCCAAACCACCCTCATCAATGACGGTAAGCGTTGGTTTGTATTCCTCAATGGCATCAATCACCCGTCCAACAATTTCCATGGTGTCTTCGCCCTTGTACCTTTTGATGGCCACAATGTCCCTACCCTGCCTCACCACAATCACGGTCGAATCTGCTCCACCGCGGGCTGGGTCCACTCCAAGGATGATTGGTGCCGTCAAATCCTTGTATCTCGCCCTCTTCATTGCATCATCCACAATCAAAGGGCTGATAAATTGATCCTCACCAGCTGAAGGAAACTCGCCATACACCTCAACCTTGGCCTGTGATGAATCTTCGCCATACTCAGCAATGATCTGCTCATACACCGACTTATCAGTGTCTTCAACCGTTCTAGCATCGACAATTTTTGACGTCCAAAAGTCCCGTTTGGCGTGAAAACACTCAAAAAAGTACCCCTCATTGCGCCGTGGGTTGGAAAATGCAAACCAGTACCTGTCCGGCGTGTTTTCTGTAAAGAATCCAGCTCCTACCTCCCAAATAGGGTTAGGAATACCGCTAGATTCGTCAAATATCAGCATCATGCCGTCTTGATTGTGCACACCAGCGTAAGAATCAGGGTTCTCAGCACTCCAGAGCTTGCCCTCACAAGCCCAATAGCGGGTGCCTTTACGCAAATCACGCTCAACAAGCTCAGTTAACCACTGCGCGGGCACCAACTTGGTGGCGCTGATCTCCCACCAGTGTGAGTTAATCAGCATTGCAGCCCATTTGGTCAACTCGGCCCAAGTCACTGAGCGCAGCTGGTTCTCGCTGTTGGCAGAAACAACAACCGAGCCACCAATGCGGGTGGTTAGCATCCACAAAATCAACCAAGACACTAGGGCAGACTTACCAATACCTCGACCGGATGACACGGCCATGCGGATCGTGTCATAGTCAATCAAGCCCTTTTGCTTCTTGATGTGCTGCGTAATATCTCTCAGCACTTCCCTTTGCCATTTGCGTGGGCCACTAAACTTCTCCAGCGGCGTATTCTTTTGACCCCAAGGAAAAGCAAAAAGCACAAAAGCCTCTGGATCATCAGCAATGGCCGGTGACCAAAGCTCCACCATCAGCTTTTGCTCTTCCTCAGATTTGTAAATTGTGGTTTGCATTGATTATGGTGCAGCCAGGTAATTGGTTGGCTGCTCTGGCATTGGCTGTGGCGCCAACATGTTTCGCGCAGCAATAGCACCACCAGCAGCAGCTGCAGTACCAAGCATTGCCGCGGGAGTAGCACCACCATAGTAAAGCTCTCGCCAATCACCTTGCTTCATCACCGGCTTAATACCGGTGTACCCTGCCTGCTTGTGCGCGGTTAAGGCGTCGCGCATTTCTTCCCATGACTGCTTGGGCAACAACCGGTAGTCAGGATGGGCAAACTCATGGGGCTCCAACCTCTGACGGTACACATCCCATTTGCGCCACTGCTCTGGGAACAACTCAATCGCTGGATTTGCGCCCCTAGACTCATCCACATAATCAACCACTCGCTTATAAAACGGGTTGAAGTCTTGCAGCTGCTTGGGCTCAAACGCCAACTTTTCGGGCGTGGCCACACCTGGTATCTCATTCAACTCACCAGTCTTGGTGCGGTACATCTTTGACAGCGACGAGCCACCAATCACGTCAATTGCAGCCTTCTCAACCTTCTTGGTCGGCACTCCCAAAATAGCCTCTCTGGTTGGTTCCACTCCCAGCTTGCCAGCCATGCGAGTTCTAAATGCCTCGCCCACAATAGGATCATCCAGCATCCTCTCATACGAGTGCCGGATCATGTGCAAATCAACTGCCGACGTATTCGCACGGTTCAAATCTAACCAAGGCGTACCAAGCGAGGCGGTCTTGGGACCCAAGCCTGGCACCTGATTCATTACCCTCAACGTCACATCCCTCATGGTCTCACCAGGTGCAATCTGGAACATCTCCGGCTTATCCAAAATTAACTTGGCCAGCATCGCCTGATTCTTCAAATCAGCCGTGCCCAACACCCCCATACCACCGCGGCCAGCTGCTTGCACTCCCGTCTGCCCCTGCGCCGTGACAGACAAACCAGGCTCGCCAACCCTACCGGCCAGCGCCTTCAACTCATCCATATTCGTCAACCTCAACCGCTGCGCCAAAAATTCATTGGGCGTCAACGGCGCATTGGGCGACAACTGAGCAAAACTCAACCGGTTAAAAATATCCACCTGATCCGGATTCGCCACTTCATGCGTCCTAATCAACTTCTGCATCAGCTTGTCATGCACGTCCTTTGGCAACGCAGCAGGGTCAATGTTGTTGGCTTTCATCCAAAACATGTCCGGCACCGTAAACTTGCCCTCCAAACCACCAGGTATCTTAATCTCCCT